TGGGTGTGCCCCGGCTGGCTCGCGCTCGCCGCCAGGGCGCCCTGGGCGGCGGTCGCGAAGTCGGTCGCCGCACTCGCGGCCGCGGTGCCGAGCGTCGGGCGCCCGGTCAGGTCCGCGTAGGCCCCGCTGGTCGCCACGGGCGCCAGGCCGGTGATCGTGGTCGCGGCCTGGGTGTGCCCCGGCTGGCTCGCGCTCGCCGCCAGGGCGCCCTGGGCGGCGGTCGCGAAGTCGGTCGCCGCACTCGCGGCCGCGGTGCCGAGCGTCGGGCGCCCGGTCAGGTCCGCGTAGGCCCCGCCGGTCGCCACGGGCGCCAGGCCGGTGATCGTGGTCGCGGCCTGGGTGTGCGACAGGGGCGCGAGGCCCGCCAGGGCCGTCGCCAGGTCCAACTGCGCGGCCAGGGTGCCGGTGATACTGCCCCAGGTCCCGCCGCCACCCCCGCCGCCGCCCGCAACCAGTGCGCCCCAGGCCACGCTCAAGTCATCCGCCAGCACCAGGCCCCACCCGGGGGCTGCACCGGCGGTCGACGGCAGCAGGCTCCCGGCGAGCAGTGACGCGGGCGGGACGACAGCGGCCCCGGCGAGGGTGCGCAGGTCGTGCGTCGCGCTGCCGGGCGGGACGGTGACGCAAGCGTCATAGCCCCGTCCGCCGGAGGCCGCGACCGTGACCTTGTAGCAGGTAGACGCGCCCGCGGTCGCGATATCCGCAGTTGCGGTCAGTTCGACCGTCTTGGCCGTGTCGAGTAAGAGCCCACTATAGGTGGTCGCCCACTCCGGACCGACGAACCCGAGCACCGGGGTCTTGCGATCGGCCGCGTCCACCAATTGGATGCTGGCCTTGCCGCCGGCCAACGCCGGGATGCGCACCTGGGCGGCATCGGCCGCCAGGACCAGCCCGCACCCCAGGCCGATGAGGAGCAGGCGTCTCACGCCAACCCCCCGCCGCTATCACGCCCCCAGGCGCGCGCCCCGGCGTCGAACTGGAACTGCGGTTCCGCCGGCGGCTGCGGGGTGGCGGCCGGGGCGGCGCCGAAGCCGATGGTGCCGGCCGCCATCAGGCCCAGGGTCTTGATGGCCGCGTCGTACTGCTTCTGCACGTGCTCGGTCGGGCTGTGGTGATAGAGATAGAAGCGGGTGAGGATGCAGGCCAGCCGACACACGGCCGGGGGGACGACCGTCAGGGGGACGGTGGCGACCGGGGCCAGATAGGGGTCGATCTCGATTGCGGCGGTCTCGGCGGCGCCGGCGACCGCGGCCTCATCGATGACCCCCAGGCCGGCGGTGTCGGTGAGTTGCAGGAGTTCGGTCTCGTCCATGAGGCGCATGGCGACCAGGTCGGCCGCGGTGCAGTAGGGCGGGCTGTGACTCATGCTCCCGCCTTGGCGCGGTTGCGCCGGGGGGCGGCAGTGTCCGCGGGCGCGTCGTCGCGCGGGATGGCGCCGTACTTCGCGTCGACCACATACCCGGAGTCCTGCCCGATGACCGCCGCCTGGGCGGCGGTCAGTTCGGCTTCGGTCGTGCCGGCGGGCCACACCCGGCCGGCCCGCCGGGGCGGGGCGTCCGGGCGGCGGGTGACGCGGTAGGTGTCGGTGTCGGCCATTGGGGCGCCTTAGTTCAGGGTCACCAGCACGGCCGATTCCCAGAAGCCGTAGCCGGCCGCCCGGGTCGCGTCGAGCCCGTACTCGTGCACGTCTTCGGCGAACTCGATCGGCGAGCCCTCGGCCTGGGCCTTGATCTGCAACGGCTGTTCTTCCTGCCGGACCAGGGCCGGGTTGCGACCGTCGGCGCGAAAGACCGCGAACTTGGTGGTCCAGGAGGAGCGCGGGTCTACCCACAACTCGATCTGGAAGCCGGCCAACGTGGCCAAGGTAACCAGGGTATTGCTGACGCTCACGGTGTCGGCGATCACGGTGGACCCCAGTGCGCCGGCCGTGGCGCCCATGAAGGTCAAGGGCACCCGCACCACGAAGCGGCGGGCGCCCGAGTTGAGCAGGCGGCCCTTCTCGGTCTTGGCCCCGAGGATGCACTGCATGGCGTAGATGATCGCGGCCGACATTTCCGCCGTGGTCGGGGTCGCCGGGGTCGTCACGTTGTAGGTGACGCTATTGCTCTGCACCTGGCCTTCGCCGGCGGATGGGTTGGCGTGGTCGGTGTCGAAGTAATACTGGTTGTCGTAGCACTTGGCGGACTCACCCGCCTCGATCAGCGCGGAGCCCAGGTCTGCCCAATGCTCGGTGTTGGCGATGGACAGGCCGGCGATCCGCTGGCGGATCTGGCCGGTCTTGTCGCGGCGCATCCAGGCCACCGGGATCTTGATGGTCGCCTCGAAGGGCTCGTTCTTCAGGCTGTAATTGCTCTCACTGAGCCCCACGGCCTGGCGCCCGCCGATCCACTTGCGCATCTTCGGCGTCTCGCCGATCCACGCGTAATCCTCCACTTCCTGGTCGGAGGACATGACCTCGGAGAAGACCCGGGCGATCCACGCCTCGGCGTTGTCCTGCTCGATGGCCTGTTGAATGGCGCCGACGATGGCGCGCGAGGTCGTGAGACGGGCCGGGAGGCTGGCGGTAGGCATGGCGGTTACTCCTTCACCCACGTGCCGGCCAGGCGCGTGGCGATGTAGCCGTCAGCGTCACCGTGCATCAGCACGACGTGATCGCCGCGGCGGGCGGTGGCCTTGGTCAGGATCAAGTCCTTGTTGTCGACCCCAGCCAAGTCGGCGGCCAGGAGCATGTCCGCGGCGGCGGGGCTGACGGTCACCAGCACGGTGCCGTAGCTGCCGCCGCAGGCAATGGCGCACCCGCCCAGGCCGTCAGCGATGGCGGGCAGGGTGATCACGCCGGCATCGGCAGTGACCCAGAACAGCTTGCCGCTGTCCTGGGCGTCGAGGGTCTTGCCTTCAGTGACCGCCTCGCGGGTCGGCCAGGCGCCCCAGGGGTCCGCGAAGGCCGGATCGAACTCGACCACGGCCAGCGCCGCGGACACCCACCGGCGCACGAAGCCCACGAACACCCCACCGACGGGGGAGAGACTGTAGGTGTCATCGTCCGCGGCATAGACCGGGTTGCCGACATCCGTGATGGCAGCGCCCGTGACCGGGATCTGCACGGCGCCGCGGCGGAGCACCTGCGCCGTCTCCACCCCGGCGGTAGTCCCGCTGGTGAAGGGCCCGGTGGCAAAGCCGACGAAGCGGTCAACGCTGGTGAGTGGGCGCGCGTGGCCGGTGGCGTCCACCAGGCCGACCGCGGCGCCTTCATAGATCGTGTCATTGGCGACCATGGAGTACTGCCCCAGGTCGCCGCCCTCGAAGGGGCGGACTTTGTTCGCGCTCAGGGTCGTCATTTCCCGTCTCCGAAGATGCGCACCCGGCCGGCGGCCGTGGCGCGTTGATAGGCGGCATAGGTCTCGGGGGTGCCGAACTCCGCGGCGAGGGTGTCTTTCCAGCCGTCCACGCCGGCCGCTGCCGCCGCCGCCACCGCGGCCGCGGCCGGAGCCAGGCCGCCGGTCTGCGGGCCAGCCAGGGCGGCAATCGGCGTCAGGCTGCCGAGCAGCCCTTGCAGCGCCGGCAGCGCGAGGGATTGCGCATGGGTGTGCAGCAGCGTGCCGGGCACGAGGCGTCCGTCGCTCAGGGCGGCGGTCATCAGGGTGTCGCGGGTGCGGGCCTGCGCTTCGCTGCTCAAGGCCGCGACCTGGCGTTGCAGGTCCGCGACCAGGTCGGGCGGGACGGCCGCCTGGACCTGGGCGGACAGGGCGGCGATGCGGGTCTCGCGCTCGGTCAGTAGTGCCGGCAGGGAAGTGGCGGCGGTCCCGTCCGGGGCGGGGCTGCCCAGCATGGCCTTGAGCTTATCGAGCTGCGCCAGCAGCTCCGCGTCGGTGGTGGTCAGCGGCAGTTGCAGGAGGTAGAGCAGGCGCTCGCGTAGGTCATCCATCAGGGACTCCGGGGGCAGCAAGAGGAGCGAGGCGGCGGCCAGGGCGACCGCGGGGAGGCAGTCCAGGGCCGGGGTGTTGGTCAGGGCCAGGTGCAGCAGGTCGACCACGGCGCCAGTCGCGTCGTAGGTGAAGACCGGGGAGAGATAGCGATACTCATCGGCGCCGATCGCGGCGGCGGCGCGGGCGGTCCAGTCCACCGGGGCGACCAGGCCGACGCCGGCATCGAACCGGATGGTCAGGGGGCGCACCCACCCGGAGGCGGGGGCCGGCTGGCCGTTCTGGGCCGCGCGCAGGGTCTGGTGTTCATAATCGACCGGGAGGTCTTTGGTGCGCCGCCCCAGCGCAGCGGCCAAGGCGTGCCCGCGCTCGTCGCTCAGGCGCCAGGGGCCTTCCCCCAGCATGGCACCGCGCGGGGCGTCGAAGGTCCCGGCCGGCAACAGCAGTTGCGCCGCGCCGACGGTGGCGGGGAGAGTGAGGGCAGCGATGCGCGGCGCGGGGTATGGCATGGGCGCATCCTAGGGGGTGCGCGGGCGGGTTGGGGTGGTGGGATTGCGCCGTTTTCAAAGGATTAAGGATGAAGGATGAAGGTTGAAGGGGGACCCGACCGGGCCTTCTGCGCCTTCATCTTTCATCCTTCATCCTTCAACCTTCAAAACCGGCCCTGTGAGGCATCCGCACCCCGAGGGGCGGCGGGTGTACCGGGTAGGTGCCGCCGATCGATCATGAGCGTTTTTAACCGGGGTTTAACCGCGGTCCCGCGGCCGGGTGTCGGTCAGCTACAGGGCCGCGGCCAGGTGGCGACGCAGGATGGCGATGATCTCCTCCTTGTCGGCGGGTGACAGCCCCAGGAATGGCCGCGCCGGGATGTCTCCCCACAGGTGCGGCCACTGGGCGCGGGTGCCGCCGAATTGCTGCATCGCACCATAGACCCGGTTCGTTCCCACGGCGACGGCGGTGCCGCTGGCTTCCAGTTGATAGCGGATGGTGTCTTGCAGGAGGCCGGAGTCGCGCAGGATGCGCGCGGCGGCCAGCATCGCTACCCCCTTCTTGGTCAGGGTGCGGCCTCCGGTCTTGGTCTTGCGCTTGGACATGCGCCCGCGGGCCGCCGCCAGGTCCCCCAACGCATCAGGCGATAGGTATCCGACCGACTTACCGTCCGCCCCGCCCTGCTTGCCGGTGCCGGCCAGGCGTCGCAACAGCGTGATGTCCGACAACTGTGCCCAGGGCGTGCCGTCCGGCCCGGACTGCCGGCGGAAGTGTTCGTCCGTCGCACGCAACAAGTACTCGCCGATGTCGCGGAGGGCGGGCTTGGGGTTTTTGAGTTCGGCAAGCAGGCGGGCCAGGGCGGCGCGAACGGCGGCGTCGTCGACGGTGATGGTGAGATTGGCGCCGGCCATCAGGAGTCGGCGCGTCCCGCCCCGGCGGGCTGGTTGCCGTCGCGCGGGGGTTCCGCATCGGCCGGCGGCAGTCCCACGACATCCGCCAAGTCACCCGCGGCTGCCGGGCCGTAGGCGGATGAGATGATCCCCGCGTCGGGCTCAAGCCCCGGCGGGATAACGATCACGGTAGCGTCGTTCAATGGTTTCTCCGATCTTCTTGGCCATCGGCCGGGGGGCGGCACTGTTGCGGTATTCGGCCCACCCCTCAGCGATCATTTCTTTGATGTTCTTGCCCGCGTAGCCGGACACATCGGCCCGCACCACGGCCGGCCCTTGTGCCCATAGCGCTTGGATCTCCGGTTCGTTCGCGATCTCCAGCAGCGTGTCGAGTTGGTGTCCAAGCTCGTGGTCGACCACGGCCTTGATGGTTTGCGTGCCCGGCGGGTGCCAGCCGGTCTTGACATCATTCGCCAGGGTCGCCTTCAACGCTGCGGGGTCCTTGCCCCACTTAGCGTTTACCGCGATCCCTGACACGCTCGGCTGATCCCACGAGTGCGCGTAGGTATTGCCCGCCACCTTCTTGGCCTTGACCTTACGTTCCGCGTACGCCCGCAGCGCGCCATCGTCGACCCCCGGATTCGCCGCCCGCAGGCCGTCTAAGATGCGTGCCACTTCCAGCGCGCGCCAGCGGGAAAACTGTGCCTGCGCTGACCCGGCAAACTTTTGGCGCGCGCGCAAGGCGGGGAAGTCGGTCAGGTGCTCGAAGAGTGAGCGGTTCCAGGCGTTCGCGACTTCCGGCTTGACCCCAGTATAGTCGGCGAAGTCGACCAGGTTGGCATCGACGGCCCATTTTCCTGCGGCCTTGGCCGTGGCGTGTTCCTCGAAGGTCCGGATATCGGCCAGCAGATCCCGCCCCAGCGGCCCCGGCAGCGCTGCCGCCTTGCGCTCGACCGTCGCGCGCAGGTGTTGGAGACTCGCCCCCGGCGCATAGTCCCACCCGCGGCCGATCCCGCGGGTATCCCCCGGCGGCACCGGCGCCCGGTCGGGGCCGGCCTTGCCCAGCTTCTCCAGGTCCTGGTCACTGACCGCGAACACCCGGCACTTGCAGCCCCAGTCGTTGGGCGGGTAGTGGGTCTGCCAGAAGGGGTCATCGACCGGCAGGACCAGGCCGTCCCAGGCCAGATGCTCCGGGCGCGGGCTCAGCACGCCGTCAGCGTGGCGATACAGCAGATAGGGCCGGGTGGCCTGCACCTCTTGGATCTGCGCCCAGCGCCCGGCGGCGTAGGAGGTCCGCAGGTTGGTGCTGTAAATCACCTCCGTGCGCCAGGCGCGGCCCTCCGCGGTGCCGTCCCCGGTCCAACCGACCCAGCCGTTGCGCTCCACCAGGGCGTCGAAGTCGCGGCGGAACTCCGCCAGCGTGGTGCCTTGCTCGATGCCCTTGAGCACCGCGGCGTGCAGGTCCGCCAGCAAGTCGGCGGAGGTCACGCCGGCGACGACGAAGGCGCGGTCGTGGGCTGCGCCCAGCAGGTCGTCCCAGTGCTCGGTGGGGAGGTTGAGCTTGGACTTGAAGAAGGCGATCTGCTCCGCGAACGGGAGCGAGCCGTAGGCTGCGTCGTCAGGCATGGTCGGGCGCGCCCATCATGCGGCCGGAGGCCGCGCCCGGGCGGCTGCGGCCTGGAGCGCAGCGATGACCGTCGGGACCCACGACAGGGGGATCTTTAGTCCATCGCCTTCGATATCGACCTCGATGGCATCGGCGTTCGCCCACGTCGGGCCTTCGACCGGGTAGACGCGCACATAGCCAGACGGGTCCCGGATCACATCGTCGACCTGGTCGTAGATTACCAGCGGATCAGTCATGTTCAGGCTCCACGGTCGATGTCATAGCGTCCGGCCAGGTCCGCCGCCGCCAACCCCTCACCCAACACCGCGACCAGCCCCTCCCGGGGCAGGGCCGGATAGAGCGTGAGCAGCCGCGCGCGGAAGGCGGCCATGTCTTCACAGGCCGCCAGGGCCGCATCCAGTTCCGCCCGCACGACATCCACCAGGGCGAGTACGGCGGGTTCGGTCGAGCGGCCCAGAGCCGCGGTGTGGGCGTCGGGCCAGTCGGGGCCGGCCGGCGGGCTCGGGCTGTCGGCAGTGGCCAGCGCCGCCAGGGCAGTCAGGCCGGCGCCTTCGACCATAGGATAGAGTGCACACATGGTCGCCACCCCGGCAGAGAGGTCGGCGCCCCGGCGCACCGCGGCAGCCAGCCGGGTGCCGGGATCGCGCAGCAGTGCCTGTTCGGCGGGATCGTCCCGATAGCGGTCCTGCCAGGCGACTGATGCGGGGTGGGTGGGCGGCCATTCGGCCATGGATGGCACGCGGCCGGCCAGATCGCGCAGGGCGGCCAGCGCCGCGGCCTGGACAGGGATGGCCGCGCCCGGCGCCGCGGTCGTCGATTGCAGCACGGGCTCACCCGCCGCGGGTGACGGGATCCCGGTTTGTGCTCTGACCCAGGCTTCAGGGATCTGGAGCAGGGCCGAGAGGTTCTGCATACCCAGCCCGAAGCTGTTGAGATCCCCGGGCGCGATGACGGCACCCGCGCCGATCTCGGGCGCGGCCCCAGCATCGAGCGCCCCGGGCGCTGCGACGGACGCCCCCAGCGTCGGCTCATCCCCCGTCGGCTCCGGGATGCCGGTCTGGGTGCGGACCCAGGACACGGGGATATAGGCGCCCATGCCGGAGGATGTTAGGCGCTGCAGGCTGGTGGAGAACGCCGTCAGGTCGGTCGGCTCGCGGGTGTCGAAGCGCCACACCGGGGCGCGGCGCGGATCATCCACCAGGCCGTTGAGGGCGGCCAGCGGATAGAGCAGGTCGCGCCCCAGGGTGCTCTGCACCTGGCGCGCATCCGAGACCAATAAATCCCGTTTCACGTCCCCTTGCAGGTCGGCGACCCCGGAGCCCATACCGGTCGCGGCCGGGGTGCTGGAGAGGCTGCCGCCCAGGATGGCGCGGGACATGACAGCGTCGGCGTACTGGACCATGGCGAGGAACGGCTCGGCCTGGCCCTCGGCCGCGGCCAGCAGGTCAATGCGCATCCCCTCGGGCATGATGCCGGCGGCGTGCCGGCCCAGGTCGCGCACGGCGCGGAACAGGGTGGCCTTCTCGGTGGGTCCGGCGCCGCTGGGGTAGTAGCCCAGGCGCATCGGCAGGCCGTAGATCTCCAGCCACTCCGCCATATCGCGCAGCGAGAACTGCCGCATGATCCAGGGCCAGGTCAGGATGCGATAGAGCCCGGACCGTGCCAGGTAGCCGGAGCGGGCGCGGTGGGTGTGGGTGATCCAGCCGTAGGGCCAGAGTTCGGCCCCGTCAGACGACTGGTCGCGCAGGCGCAACTGGGTGCGGGTGCCCTTGTCGAGTTGGAACCAGGTCTGCGGCCGGTGCTCGATGTGCCCCGGCAGGCGTTCGGCGCCGGGGCCTGACCAGGTGATCTCCAGGCAACTGAAGCCGTGGCCCACCGCGTCCATCAGGTCGAGCAGCACGTCTTCCAGGTCCGGGATGCCGCCCAGCAGGTCCGCCACGGCGGCGGCCTGGCGCTTCTCCCGGGCGCTCGGGTTGCGCGGGGGCTCAATGCTCCAGGGGATGCTGAGGATGGCGCGGCGGCGCTTGGCCATCTCCGCGTGGAGGTGCGGGTCGCGCTCCTCCATGTCCAGATAGAGTTCCGACTGCTGGGTCAGGTCCCCGGCTTCGGCCGCCTCCAGCAGGCCGGCCATGCGCTCCGGCGTGATGCCTCGCACCGGGTGCCCGGCCCAGGTGCGGGCGAGCGCCTGGGTAGATGCGCCCTCGGTCTGGCGCTCGCTGAGCGTCCTGGGGGCGACCGGGCGGCCGAAGTAGTCGGCGAGCGCAGCGGCGGCGGTGCGGAGCAGTCCGGCCATCAATAGAGTCCTCGGCGGTCGTCGTCATCGGTGGCGTGCGGGTCATCGAAGGCGCGCGCGGCGGCCGGGCCGGGGCCGCGCGGGACGGACTCCCACTCGATAGGCCCGGACGCGGGGTGGCTCGCGGCGAACTCCATCAGGCAGCCGGCGATGGCGCCGTCCCCGTGGCGCACCAGGTCGGGTTCCTTCAGGTCCCGGCGCTCCAGCTTGGGCACCATCGGGGTGCCGTCCACGTACTCGACCGCCCGGTGGTCATCCTCGAGGCTGCCGTCGCGCGGCAGGGTCAGATAGCCGTCTTCGAAAAGTTGGATGTAGCGGGCCATGTGCTCGCCGTACCAGGCGCGCGACAGCACGACTTCATGCACCGGGCCGCCGGTGTAGCGGCCGGTCTTGGGGTCCAGCACGGCGCGGCCGTAGTGATCGCCGGTGTACTCCATGAACACCTGGCCGGGGCCGGAGGCGTCCCCGGCGAAGGTCCAGCGACCACGCGGCAGGCCGTCCAGCAGGTGCCAGAGGATCTGTTCTTGCGCCCGGGCGGGGGCGTTGTGCAGTTCGATGATGAACGGCGCGTCCCGGCGTAGTTCTTGCGAGAGCAGCGCCGGGGTGATGACGCTGAAGTGACGATGGCGCGCGAAGTCCATGCCGACCGCCCAGCGCGCTTGAGCGGCGCGGGGCTCCAGGAGCGCTGCCAACAGCGGCGCCAGGTGGGCGGCGATCCAGAGGGCGACCCAGGTCTCGCGCTCGGTCTCGGCCTGGCGCGTGAAGTCGTCGGGGAAGACGATGCGCAGGACCGGGCGGACCTCCGGCATGGCGCGTTCGATCCACACGGTGGGGATGGCGGAGCCGGAGCCGTCGCGGGGGATGGCGTCCAGTTCCTCGCGCATGGCGGCGGTGCGGGGGCCGTAGGCGGCGCGGATGGCGGTGTACCACTCACGCTTGCCGTCCGCGGTCGCGGCCTTGCCCTGCATGGCGCAGGCGCGCTCGTAGAGCCCGTTGGCGACGGCGTCGTCAAAGGTGATGCGGATCGCGCGGGCGCGGGCGCCGTAACGGCCGGCCCGCACGTCCTGCAGGAGTTCGTTGAAGGGGTTGCGCTTGCCCCGGTGCGTCGACCAGACCCGGATCTTGCCGCCCCAGATCAGGAGCGCCGTGGCGGACTCCAGCACGGCGCGCACGTTCTTGTGCAGCGCCGCCTCATCAATGTCCACCACGCCTTGCAGGCCGTGGATGTTCTCCGGCCGACTGCTGAGCGCCGTAATCCGGAAGCCGGAGCCGAAACGCACCCGGAAGGACTGGATCTGCCGGCTGCCGCCCTCGGCGGTCTGGTCCTCGAACAGGTACTGCTCGATGCGGGTGACCTGGCCGCGGGCGATGATGGGGGCGAAGCGGGCCACGTAGCCGATGAACTCCAGGCCCTTTTCTCTCGTGTCGGCCATGTACCAGACGTTGGACCCGCCGGCGTCCGCGGCACTGGCGGCCGTGATGGTATCGGCCAGCGCCTGGGCGAAGGTGATACCGGTGCGCCGGCCCTTCTCGCACACGGCGATATCCAGGTCCGCCTGCATCCGGATCCAGTCGGATTGATGCTGCATCAGGACGCCCTGGGCGCGGGGGTCGAAGTCCGCGGGGATGGCGCGCACGCTGTCGGGGAGTTCGTCCCACTCGATCAGGCGCTCGGTGTCGGGCAGGGGCGCGAGGGCGTTCACGCCGGGGGCTTGCCCTGGTCGTAATGGTCCATCAGGCGCTTATAGGTAGCGTCCGCGCAGGCATCGGCCCGCTTGGAGGCTTCCTGTGCCTGGTAATACGCGATATGGTCAGCGGGGAGACCGCTCGCGCGGGCCACTGCGCCGGCCGCGAACCAGGCTCCCATCGCTTGGTTCGCAGCGGCTTGTTCGGCCTTCCAGCGGGCGGTCAGGGTGTCGGCGACTACCCCGCGCACCACATGGCGCAGCGACGACTCGGCCCAGACGAGCCGCCGCAGCACTTCGATCAACTGGTCGCGGGTCAGGCCGCGCACGATCTCGCCGGTCGGGTCCGCAGGCGGGTCCACGGGCGTGGGCGCGGCAGGCGCGGGGTCGGTCTGGCGGGCAACAGCCGCGACGCGCCGGACCCGGGTGCGGGGCGCGTGGGCGCGGTCGATGGCCGGGGCGGTCATGGGCGCAGGGTGCCGATGGTGGCGGCCGTCAGGTCCAGGTTCATCCCGAGATGGGCGGCCACCTGGCAGGCGCATTGCCCCGGCGTCCAGCAGTCCCATTGGTCGGGTGCGGTGCGGCGCACCCAGAGGCAGCGGACGCTGGCGGGCGGGGCGTCCGCGGCGACGATGGGCAGGGCGAGCAAGGTCTCGGTGTGCGTTGGCTGCGTCATGTCATCCCCATCAACACTTGTTCACGCCAGAAGGTGGCGTCGTCTTTGGACAGGCCGCGCGCCTGGGCGGCGCTGCTCACGCGGTCCGCGGCCTCGGTGAGGGCCGTGCGCCGGACTTCTCCGGCCCACTTGCGTTGCGCGATGCTCGCCCGCGTCAGGTCCGCGTGCGCCCGGGCGGCCCGTGCAATGAGGTCGATCCGCTGGGCCTGGTCATCCATCCCTTGGGCCTCGTCGAGCGTCATCAGTTGCTCGAACATCTCGGTGGAGAGCAAGGATGTGACGGCCGCCGACTGCTGCGCCTCGTCATCGGGCGCGGCGGCGGCGATCGCCTGGGCGGCGATGGTGGCGGCCTGGATGCGTGCGACCTTCTGCTTGAGCCCCAGGCCGTAGCGCCCGACCGTCTGCATGGACAGGGTGACCGTCAGGCCGTGGGCGGCTAACCGGGCGTTTAAGGCCCCCGTAAGGGCCTCGTAATCGCCGAAGCCGCGCACGCGCAACTGCTCGTCGAGCCAGGCGCGGATCTCGCTCGGCAGGCGGGGGATGAGGGCGGGGGCGGGCATGTTTTTAAGGATGAAGGATGAGGGATGAGGGATGAAGGGGCGGCATCATGGTCTGCTCTGGCGCCTGGCGGCGCGGGTTAGTGGTCGGCGTTCGCGGTCTGTTCCCTTCATCCTTCATCCTTCATCCTTCATCCTTCATCCTTCATCCTTACCACACCTGCGGGCGGGCTACGCCTTCGATGCCATCACCCTCACCCGACAGGTAATCGGTGCCATCCGCCGTGATCCGGTAGAGCCCGGCCTGTGGCTCGGCGGCCAGATGCCGGGTGGGGTCGGTGAGGTAGGCCAGGGCGCGGCGGATCGAGGGTTCGGAGAGGTCCAGGTCAGTGTCCTCCGTCAGGCTGACGGCGATCAGGCCGACGCCCATCGGGGCCGGACCGCCCCAGGAAAGGGACTGCAACACCCGCAGGCGCAACATGCGCACCGCGCGCACGCTGTTGGGGTCGCGCGCGGGGTCGGCTTCGACTTTGTCGACGCCGTCCGGCGTCAGGCGAAACAGCGCCACCGGGGCGGCGCCGCTGGTCTGGCCGCCCGTCACCAGGTGGCCACGGTCGACTAGGTAGGCGAGCGCGCGATTGAGTTCGTCCGGGTTCGCGGCGACATCCGCGCTCAGACTCTCGGCGATCAGGCCCGGCCCCAGCGGGCGCGGCCACACGGCATAGAGGGTGTGGCGGATGGCGGCGCGGCGGGCGGCGGCGCGCAGGGCGCTGATGTCGGTCATTGGCTGGGGGTCCTGACGATGTGCTGGCGCAGCTCCTCGAGGAGCTTGTCCAGTTTGATGTTGGTCGCGCCGATGTGCTCGACCCAGGTGTCGCGCGAGACGTAGTTATCGACCAGGGCGCGGCGGTCTTCGTCGTGCTGCCGCCGCAACTGGCCTATCTCCTCCTTTTGGGCCATGAGCCGCTCGGTCAGTGCCGAATGGCGTGCGTCCCAGGCGGCGCGATAGGCGGCGGATGATTCCACCCGGTGGGTCTCTGCCTCGGCGAAGCGCCGGTCCAGGTCGCCGCGCAGGTCGTGGCCGAGGCAGTCGATGCGTGCCATGAACTGCACCACCAGCCGGTGGCCGAAGGCCGCGAGCGCGGTCGCGCAGGCGATCAGGGCGACGATGAGCCCGATCGTATCCATCAGCCGAGCCGGGCCGTGCCGGGCGCGCGGTGCGCCCACCATTGGCGCGCCTTGGACACCGCGGCGGCCGCCAGTGCGACGGCGGACCCCAGGGCCAGCAGCAGCGCGCTGCCGGAGTCGAGCACCACGGTGGTCTGGGTCAGCACCGCGGCCACGTGTTCCGGGGCCGGGCCGTCGGCCCACAGGTGTTGCACGGCCTGGTAGGCAGGGCCGGCAGCGGCCCACAGGGACAGGCCGCTCGCGACGATGGCCAGTACGCGGCCACGCACCAGGGACATCCAGGGACCATCGGGGTCCTGGCCACGGGTTTGTGCAGTGATAGGGGTAGGGTCAGGCATGGGCGATCTCCGCACGATGATAGGCATTGAGCGCCGCCAGGAACGCCTTCCAGTCCCAGGCCGGGCCCGGGTCCGACTTGCGCCCGGGCGCGATGTCATCGTGTCCGACGATCTCAACCAGGGACGGGTAGCGCATCTGGAGCGCGGCGCAGAGGGCAACGGCCGTAGCCACCTGGGGCGGGGCGTAGCGCTCCCAGGCGCGGATGGCGCCACCGTGCTTGTGGGGCGCGTGCAGCAGGCGCTCGGCGGGGACCCGTGTCAGGTTATCGAAGCCGAGATTGGCCAGTTCGATGCCGATCGAGCAGGTGTTGAGGTTGGTGTGTTTGCCCCAGGAGGACCGCCCGGCGTGCCACGCCTGGGTGCCGAGCCCGAGCAACTGCCAGACCTTCCCGCCACGCCCGACCAGCAGGTGCGCGGATGCCTTGGACTGGGCGCTGCACAGCCAGTGGGCTGAGCCCTCGGCACTGTTGCCCGCGGTGTAGTGCAGGACGATCAGCACCGGCGCCAGCAGCCGCCCGCCGTGGTTGGGGGTCAGCAGGCCATGCTCGACCGCAGGGGTCCCGGCGCACGCATCCAGTTGGTGCCGGGCGTTGATTTGGAATCTGGGGAATCTGGGGGCGGTGTTCATGGCCCTATCATGGATAGGGCCGGGGCGGGGTGGGGGGGTGTTGTTGCGCGTACCCGGCGGCGCTGGGGCCGGGCATGCGGACGATGCGGCAGGCCATCAGGAGTGCTCCCGTAGCGCGCCGCGGCGGGACTCCGCCGCCCGCCGCCGCCGCGCCTGCTCCAGCCGCCGCTGCGCGGTGAGGATGTACTGCACGGTGCGCACCGGCAGCCCAAAGCGGGCGGCCAGGTCCTTGGTGTTGCGGCCGTTGAAGGCGCTGTAGATCTGGTGATCGCGCAGCACCCGCTGGACGGTGGCGGGGCCGGGGAAACAGACCTTGTCGCCGCCGATGTAGGCGGCGAGCGCGGCGACGATGGCCTGGGCCGCGGGCGCGGGCGCGGCGCCCTGGACCTGCCGGAGGGTGGCAGTGACCACTTCCACCATGGTGATCAGGGTGCCGGGCCACTGGTGGATCAGGTCCGCATCAGGGTTAGTGCAGGCGATGCGCCCGACCAGCCGCCTGGTGGGTGCCCGCAGGCCGGGCGGGGGGCGGTCCGCGGGCCAGGCGGCGGCGGGGCGCTGCACTGGGGTCGGGCCGGGGGCGAGTGCGAACACGGGCGCGGGGGGGCTGCGTTTGCGCATGGTGAAACTCACGGTGATCAGGCGGCCGGCGGGGGCTCGGGCGGCCGCGTGGTGGTGGCCCGCTTGGCCCGCCGGTCGAGCGCGGCGATGACCCCGCGCAGTTCCACATCTGTGGTCTGCCCGATGGGGCAGGCGACGGACGTGTCCAGGATGCCGCGCTGCCGCCGCAGGATGGCCTCGGCATAGCTCCAGGGCAGGCCCTGGCCGGCCAGTAGCGCCTGCACCTTGGTGAGCATGGCGCGGCGATCCAGGGCCGCCGCACCGGGGCCGCGGCCGGCCTTCTTGGGGTTGGTCGGCACCCAGCCGGCGCGACGGTACTCCAGCAGCAGGCTGTCACGCTCCTGCGCCGTGAGGTCCGCGGCGCTACCGGTGCGCCCGCCGGCGATGCGGCGGATTTGCGCCCGATAGGTCTCCTCATCCAGGCCGAGATGGGCGCGGGCGATGTGGATCAGGGTCAACTCGTGGGTACGCAGGTCGGGGCGGGCGGTCATGGCGCGGTCTCCGGGTCGGTCGGCAGGGCGAGTGCGGCGGCATCCGGCCCGCGGAGCAGGACTGCGCCGAGCGGCAGGGGCGGCCAGTCCCGGCCGGGGATGGTGTATTGGGCGATCCCCCGCACGGAGTGCCTGCGGCCGGCGACACTGAACACCCGTGCGACCAGGTGGCCGGCAGCGACCAGTTTGGGGAGATTGAGCCCGGTGCGCCGCAAGCCCTCCTCGACATGGGCGCAGGTGACGGGGCCTGGACGGGCGGCGATCCAGGCGACGACGGTGGCGGCCAGGGTCGGCGGGGGCGGACCGACGGGCCGCGGCGGGATGGGGCCGGGCCATTCGGCGCCGGCCGGGATCCATTCGTTGCGCTCACGCCCGGAGTCGGCGCCGTGACAGCGACGCACCTGCAACCGGCCGTCCTTGGTGTAGCGCATCAGATAGCTGCCGGGATCACTGCCCAGCGCGGTTTTGGTCTGGTTGTAGGTCACCGGTCCGGGTTGGGCGGCGATCCACAGCAAGAGGCGGGCGCCGTAGCCGTGGGCATCGGCCCGTTTGCGGGGGGCCTGCGCCAGGCGGGTCTTCGCGACCTCGCGGGAGATCTGGCGGCTGCGGACGTCGGTGGAACGCGGACTGCCCGAGGCTGGGGCGCTTAGGATGGCGGCGGCGGGTAGGCCGCTGGTAGCGCTGTGGTCTACCTGGGTCACAGCGTCCAGGATGGCTGGCGCAAGCGCCAACTGGGGTTTGAGATCCGCGCGGGGCAGCGGGCGCCGGGCCGCGACGGCGGCCGGGGTGCGCAGGGCTGCCGGCGGCACGTAGTCGCGGCGGGTCAATAGATTGTCGGTCAGGTGGGGGCTGACCGCTACGTCGCGCAGGGCGTCGGCGATGACGGGGTGGGTCATAGTGCTGCCTCCTGCGCGGCGGCGACGCGGGGATCTGCGTCACCAGGCCCGAAGCGGCTGAAGTCGAGCGGGACCTGCTCCCAGGGGGCGCGGGGGTCGGTGCGGGTGTAGGCGCGGAAGTAGACGGCGCTGCCGTCACTCTCCAGCGCGGCCCGGTAGGCGTGCTGGGCGCGTTGCCAGCGGGGGTCTGGGATCTCCATGCGGCAGAAGTCGAGCACCCGGCTGGGGGCGATGGTGCAGCCCTCGGCGCGGTTGACGAGCTGCCCGACGATGGCGACGAGCACGGGGTCGGCGTTGGGTATGGCGAGTCGCTCATCCAGGCACTCGCGCAGCAGGGCCTCGGCGGCGAGGATGGCGCTGCCGACCCGCATCCGCGGGCTGACGACGCGCTCGACGCGGCTGAGCCCGTCTTTACTGACGACGACGATGCCGCCGCTACGGCCGGTCAGGCGGACGCCGAAGGCGGCGCCGACCATGACCACATGGGCGTCGAGGTCGGCGAAACACAATGCCTTGAGGGAGGCGAGGGTGCGACTGGCGCCGACACAGCGCCGGGTGAGGCGGGTGGCGAGGCGGTCACAGGCGCGGTCCAGTTCGGTCAGCCGCTCGTCGGGGACCCACTGGCCGCGGGCGTTGAGGCTGTAGCCCGGTGGGATCTCGACCAGCGCTTGGTCGGCGGCTTTGGTGCGCTTAGTCATCGTAGGTCTCCCAGAAGTCTTGTTGTACGCGGGTGATCTCGGCGTGCCGCTGGGCCCAATCGCGCAGGCCGCCCGCGGCCAGCGCCAGGTACGCGATGGCGCCGATGGCGATCAGCACGTCGTTCATGGCAGTGTCCTCCGGGGTGCCGGTGGCGGGGCCTGCGGGAGCAGGTCGCGGGCCAGGCGCAGCCGTTGCCGGTCGTGGTAGTCGGCGCTGCGCAGGGCGCTGCGGGCGCTGCTGGCGTGGTCGCTGTGGCCGTCGGTGTCGGGTTGGTAGCAGGCGGCCAGGGCGGCATGGGTGTTGGAGATGGCGTACAGGGCGCTCGCCAGTTCGTCATAGAGGGCGTCGACGCGGGTCATGGTGGTCTCCGGTGTCGCAGGGGCCGTGGATCTCCCGAGGGGTCCACCCGGGGCACAAGGCGCAAAGAAGTAGTCGGCGGGTTGTTCACTCATGGTCATCTCCGGGGATGCTGCCGTCATGGCACGCGGGATCGGCCAGGCCCAGGTCGGTGTACATGGCGGTCAGGGCGGCGCGGTCCTCGGGGGTGCGCAGGTGCGTGGGGATCCGTTCGATCTTGGCGCACTCCCGGATCAGGCCGGCCTGGGCGGTGTCGCTCGGGAGCGCGGCCCAGGTGCAGGTCGCGGTGACGCGGGTGGCGTACTGCCCGCGGTTGCAGCGCACGCCGGTGCGCGAACTGAGCCAGTCGACGCGGCAGCAGGCGTCGCAGCGGACTTCACCCGGGCCGGCGAGGTGCCAGCCGTGGCGGGCGCGCAGTTGCTCCGTGGGGGTGCCGGTGGGGTCGGCGATGATCTTGCTCATTGGGATGCTCCGTGGCTGGTTCCGTGGG